AAGCAGGCATATAAAAGTCCATTGCCAAAATTTAAGCTTAAATAATTTGTTAGATTTGCCGAGCTCAAACCCAAAGGTCTAGCATTATAATGAATTTTATACATAAAGGCTGAACTTGGTGTTGGAACAATCGTAATTCTTCCTGAAGAAGCTGCTCCTAGTCCTGTTGCTCCTCCGGACATTGCATAATATTTTGGAGTTCCAGTCGTTGTTTCAGCTGCATCATATTCTCTTAAATAACTGACATCTTTTTTGATTAACCAGCTATTGGCCCCTGTTGCCACTGTAGCTGAAGTATAAACTTGTATGCCTCTTACAAATAAAGCTCCAGGTGGAGCATATATATTATCTTTAGAAGCAGTTAAATTACCAACTAGTTCTTTTCGATCTGCGTCGATAGGCACATCTCTTAAAATTCTAAGTTCTGAATTATCTATAAATTGATTGGTAATTGTACTCGATAATACCGAAGTACCAACCTCTGTATAATTCAAAATAGCTGTTGTAAGTGTTGTATGAGTAAATCCTGCCATTATGCTGATAGAGTTGCTGGTCCAACTGAGACCGGAAACCCTCCTCCTGTTATTCCTCCTGTTGTAGCCGTGCTCGTATCGACAGTAAAATAAAACCAATCACTGGTAAAATCCGTGTCTCTCGAACCACCAACATACTTGCCTGTAGTAATAGCATAGCCTGCAGCTTTTGCAATATTGGAACCTGCAATACCATCAAAGGTTGCTGGATCCGCGTAGCCTCCTGAACCATTGGACACGGTCGGCGCTCCACGGAACCTGTACGTATTTCCATTGGTCAATCCATGACCTGGATAATTAACATTAATAACGCCTGATGAAGCAGCGTACGTGGTAAACGGATCATGGGGCATTAATGTTGCGACAGCATTTTCTGTCCGATCAGTTCTTGCATCCTGTAGAGCTTGAGGATCGCTTCCTTTTCCCTCTACATCTAATTGTGGTTGTTTAGATTCATATTCAGAAATATGAACCAGCATTCCATTCCATTCCTTAACCATTTCACTATATGGAAAGGCCATTCCACTTCTATCTGATATTGCTTTTGAATGTTTTCCTCTTGAAAATGCCATAATTATATATTCGGATAATAATTCTTCGGGGTTATATAAGTGCTTGCAGCAGATCCGTCCTCTGCTAAAGCACGTGCCAATTCGTCTTCATAAAATAATTTTAATTCTTGAGCTCTTTGTGGAGCATATTTTTGACTTAAATAAAATGCTAATCCTGATGTCATACTAGGTATAAATCTATAAGGAGTATCTGTTGCATCAGTGTAAGTTGAATCTGCATCCTGAATTCTTTTTACAAAAAAGATATGAACATCTTTGGATGCATTGGATGCATCGGGAGTTGGATAAAGTGTTACAGTTGTCTTATCAATTAATCTTTGAACAAAATATCTTGAAGGAGTTCCTTTAGATAATTTACTAGCTAAACCAGAATAAGTGGCTCGTGTTGTTTTTGTAAGAGCAGAATCAGCTTGATCAGTATCTCCTCTGTCAGATCTAAGAGTAGCTTCAAGAATGTCTGCAATTCCATAAGTAGAAGATCCACTGGTTCCACCTGCTGTGGTTGAACTTGTTCCATCACCTGACTCTCTATAAAAAGTATATTCAGCCTGACCTTCAACAAGATCAATATTAGTATTTCCTACTTCCCAGTAGTGCAGACCTCTATTGCCCCATTCTTGAAAAAGAATGTTTAAAGATCTTCTTGCTGTTTTTAATTGAAATCCGCTAACAGATTGTAGACCAATCCGTTCATAAGCTTCATCTATAATTTCATCAACAGCGAAAGTCTTGTCGAAAGTAACTGTTCCAGAAGTAGTATTAGCCATTTGCTACCTCCTATGTATATTTTTTCTTCAGCTCTAAAATAATACTATAATGGTCTAAGTTAGTGTGCCCTGAAGTTGTTAAGTCAATATCTCCATCGGCACCAGATGCTTCGGTATTTTTAATTCCACCAAAAGATCTAAAATCCATGTGTCCTGAAACATTGCCTGCTGCTGCACTTCCTCCTAAGGTTAAAATATTAACATTAGTTGTAGCAGCCCATTCTAAAGAAACTCTCATTCCTCCAATATCATACCAGATTTGAGTTATGCTAACTCTTGAAGGGGTTGCACCATTACTTGATGAAGTTGCCAAAGCTGAAACATCAACTTTTTTTACTGAACTTTCTCCACCACCATCTGAAAGATTTGTTAATTTTATTACTGTGACTCTATCACCATCAGATAATGTTTGACTTGTTACTGCGTCTGCCATTTTTCCTCCTGTTAGAGAGAAGGGGCCAAAGCCCCCGCTCTATTAAAGTTAATTAATTTGTTAGTATACTGTGTATTCTAACAATACTGTAAATCTACCAGCTGTAATATCTGCATTAATTGCAGTTGTAGTGAAAGCATACAAATATTTACTTGCAATAGCAGCTGTCACATAAGGTGTGAAAATGTGATAATTTCCAGCTGTATTATTAAAGTTAACATCTATTTCAGTTATAGATTGTGTTGCACTAAGTTGTGGTTCAAAAGTTGTAACTCCTGCACCAACAATTTCTGTTCCAGATGAAACAGCCGCATTAGTTGCTGTACCTGACGTAGCACTTAATGATAATCCACCAACAAGTGTTTCACCTGCTGCTGTGGTAATACCAATTAATGCTTTATCAATAAAGAATTTAGAACCTGAAACATGTCCTGAAGGGACAGTTGTGTCTAAAGTTCCTAATTCATACAGAACATCACCATCTCCATAAGCGGTAGTTGCTGCATTTGTTGAAGCCAAAGTTCCTACAAAAGATTGAAATTTTTTAATTCCCAACCAGTTTTGAGAAGCATTAGCTTTTAGTGCACCAGTTATAACTGTTACACCAGCAGAGCTAACTGTAAAATAATCAGTGTACGCTCCGGTTCCTGCTGTTTGTGCAGATACCTTTAGACCAGATTCTGCTCTAACTGTACCTTTAAACGTTGTATTTGCCATAATTAATCCTCCTAGTTTATGAACGTAGTCTCTAGGCCGTCGACTATACTCGTCTACGTTCTAATTAATTTGTATAGTAATTAATCTATAGCCCTTTTTTAAAAAAAGTGCAAGGTATCCTGTGGTAAAAAGTTGATTTTTGATAGCGCTTAAGTGGCTATCGAAACTTCGGCCTGGGCGTCTTTAATTTGTTCAAGACGATGAATCGCTAAATCCATCTTTTTCCCATTTTACAGTATTTTGTCCCAGCTTGTCAAGGATTGATTTTTCTATAGATTGAGGGCTATCTTCAGCTAAAACTTCAAATTTAGCATAGTATCCATAAGCTCGTATCTGTACTAGGAAATTTTTCATAATTCTCACCTTATGTTTAAAATGAGGCCGTTTTGAGGCGGCCTCATTAATTTAGTTATTACGCACCTTCAACGCCGAAGATACCTCTATAGTCGGATACTCCAAATGAGTATCTTTCTCTAGCTTTGTATCTAACGTTGCCAGTATCGAAATCGCCTTCCATCGCAGTTTTTAATGCTGCTCTTTGGAACATTTTCATACCGTTAGGCACATCAGTAACAATATACCAACTATCTGTGTCAGTTAAGAAATTATTCACTCTATATCCTTGAGGAATCATTCGCTCTAATGATGTTTCGTTTAAGTCTGCTTGCGTAGTTAAAGTATTTTTAACTGCTGTTCCACTAACGGTTGTATGGTTAGTTGAAAACAGAGAAACTGTGTCACCTGCTTTGAATGTAGCTATCGAAGATAGACCATTATTCAAAGGTGCCGCAGCTTTTACTTGTTTAGCATTGGACATAGATCTTGCTAAAGCTTTTGTGTATCTGGAAGCTAGTCTATCGTAGAGATTATCTTCGATAGCTTCTTCTGTGATTGCAAATGCCAAAGCAATTGTGTCGTGAGTATAACGAGCAGTGTAAGTTTCTTGTGCTTCGTCGAAAGAAACACCTGATCCTTCTGCTTTTACCTCTGCGTTAGCGAATCCTGATAACATAACTTCCTCTTCGAAAGCTCTGTCAGAAGATTCTACAGTATAAATTTCAGCGTGCTGATTTTCATACCGTTTGTACTCCAGGCCAAATAGTGCATTTAAACCTGGTTCTAGTTCTTTAACTAGTTGTGCTCTTGATATTGCCATTGTTTATATGCTCCTATTACGCGCTATCAATGATTTCATTTAAGTTCTGAATAACATTTACTGAGCAATAAGCTGCTGTTAAATCCTCATTTTCAGGATCTTCAGCGACACCCAGGAACTTCCATGTATCATTTGTTGCGTGTGTTGATCCGATGTCTAGTGTTGCAGATGATTTTCCAGTTGCAGTACTTCCTGCAGTGGTATTGAATCCATAAGTTTCAAATATTTTTTCGTGAGCCCCAGCAATAGTTGTTGCTACTGCATCGTCGGTTCCACATCTATATATTTGAAAAGGATTATCATAAACAAACGCTTTGACATCTTCACTGTTAGCCGGAGTAATACTGCCTGCATAGTAATTCACCCAAGTTGGCTTTATAGTTGTAGCCGCATTGTAGAATACACCTTGCAAAACACCTAACGTTACAGTAGTTGCTGATCCTTGAGCACCGATAATAGATCCCGTTACGCTGTAAACAGCTTCTCCGTTATATATTGCAGTACTATCACCAGCGTCGATCCAGTATTGACCAAATCCTGCAGGTGCTGGGGTTTGCCCAAGCACTCTTGTAGGAATGAGACCAAAACCGGCGCTATTTCTGTTAGCCATAGTTTTACTCCTTATGTTTACAGTTTTACCTGTAAACGGTTAATTTAAATCGATGATAGGGATTAACCCGAGAATAGTTAAAAAATTAACTTTTCTTTGTACCACCGAAGGTTACACGAGATTGCCTGTCAACATTGATAGGCATACTCTTATGTTGTTCCCTCAGTAAGTCGTTATCTACCGCTTCAGTCTGACCTTCAGTTTGACGCTGAAAATAATCAGTTCTTTGCTTCGCGAGTTCTTCAGGTATCCTAGCCAACAATAGGCCGCCAACTCCAATGATCCCCTTGTATTTTCCATCATGGACAACCGGATAATCAGAATCTGGGTATTCGTCAGCTCTCACTAACTCATAACCTGATCTTAATCTTCCAGAGATATTCTTAGTGTCCTGAAACCCTAAGCTCTCTGACCGTATCCATCTGTGCCTGAATCCATCAGGTGCAGGGGGTGCATCTAGAGATGATGGTGGAGTCCACACTTTTGGTCGTTCAGTCTTTGACCGCGTTTGACTCGCACGAGAAGCTTTTATATCGTCTTTTTTCATATGCTTGCCTCCTTCGTGAGTTTTAATTGTTTCGCATATTCTTCGAGTGGCACTCCTAATTTTTTAGCTATTGCTACCTGTGAAGAAGTGAGTCTCACAGTTTGGCGTCCAGGCTTTACGCTTCTTTGAGCTGAAGCGACCAACTGATTGGTGGTCTTGGACGATTGCTCTACATCTCCACCTTTAGCAAATTTATGCGGAAAGTCAACTCTTATTCTTTTATCTATTTCCGTATAATAGTCACTAGATTTAGGATCATATCCTTCTTGCTCAACTAGTTCTCGATGATGTTCAAAAGCAGTAAAAGTCATGGCTCTATCCTTACCAAACCATTCATTTTTAGCCGCCCATGCCTCTGCTTGAGGATCAGGTTGAGGAAGATCCTGTGGAGTTTGTTTCGGTAATTTTCCACCGTCGGAAAGTCGAACAGGTTGTTCCTGTTCTTTTGCTTCCTTGGATTGTTCCAATTTTGCATTTTCAAATGCAAGTGTTGCAATCCGTTTATTAGCTTCAACTTGAGCTTCCGCGTTTCCTGATTCAATGGCAGCGGCCAATTCTTTTTGTGCCGATTCCATTCCAGTTTTAACGTTCTTCTCAAATCGAGTCCAATAGTCAGTATCCATTTTTTTAAATCGAGACTGATCTT